CCTTCTTGATAGGCTGCTCTGTGTTTCTTGTTCATAGATTCTTTTACCTGTGTAATTTCTAGTATGTTGTCATTACGACCGGCGCCTAGACCTGCACCGTAGTCAGGACCTGACTTGGGAATTTCTGCCTCTTTAGTTTGTTTTTTAATTGACTTGGCAATTTTATGTGCCTTTGTAATTGTTGACTTTTCCAATGGTGGCGTATCGCCAGTTCTTTTCATTGCTGCCGCCATACCAATTGCATATGGGTTTTTTGCTTTTTCGTCAACTTGTACCTCGTCAAGCTTATCGTGTTTAGCACGAATTTGTGCCATCTTTTCTTTGCTTGCGCCTTCACGACCTGCTTTTTGCAATGCAGCCATGCCTTCTTTGCCATATTTCTTTTTACCAAGATATGCTTGCAAGCCGCTCTCTTCCATTTCTTGTTCTACCATGCCACTACCTTTCTTGAAGCCTTGACTGGTAGTGCTGACTGGGTTGACTGCACCGCCTGCATCGGTTCCCACTGCTTGTCCCATTTTCTTAGCTTTGAGGTCTCCTGTGGAACGCAATTTTTTAGCAGCATCAGCAGCAGACTTACGACTAGCCACGGCAGCAGGATTGCTGGTATCTTTGTGATAGCGTTCCATGTCGGCACCAGGACCTTGCCTGTGAAAAATCTCAACTTTTTCATCAACAACTTCACCTTCTTTCATTTGTGTACCGTCTACTGTCATTTTACCAGCACTGATTCCAGCACTAATTGCTTTTGCTAACGCTGGATCACTGATGCTACCTAATACTTCATTGTCTTTTTTTAATACTGAAGTCGTTTTGCCTGGCTCAATCTTTAATTGTGATTCACTAACAGGCTTTTCTGCAAGTTCTTCAAAAATCTTTTTCAAGGAAGGAAGATTTGATTCCTTTACTTCAACAGTTGATTCTTCCGCAGTTTCAACAGATTGTTTTTCATTGTATAATTTTACAATCAAATCTCTAAATTCCATTTTAATTACCCTATATTAACGTGCGCCAGTCTTTGGTTTATCTGGTACTTTAATTTTAGAAAATGGACTCTTATCGCCCATCTTTTTATCATCTTGATATGGCTTGAATGGATCAAAACTATCTGGAGTTTTCTTTGCTGCAAAAGGAATATCTTTGATACCAAATTGATCCTTGCTTTGATCTTTAATGCTATTTAAATATGAGTTAGCATAATCAGCACTTGCTTTTTTACTTGCATCACCACTATCTTCCATTTGTTCATGTGTTAGAACTGGACTGTGTGACATTTGATTTTCATACTGTTCGCTTTCGGTGTCAATGCTTTCATCATACTTTGTATTCACTGCACGTACCATGTTAATATTATAACCTAGTAATTGTGCCATTTGTTGTATCATTGGTTCTGTTGCTGGATAACGAAACTTACACTTAATAATTGTTACAGGTTGATTTGATAAGTTAGGAAAGCCATATGGCGACTTCATTACAGGGGTAGTTTTGGGGGGTCCCATTTCTACTGGCTCAAACTTCTTTAGATTATACATAAACATGTCTAAAAAGTTTTTATCCACTTCGCCCGCAACTTTTACTGTAATATCATATGTGTGTAGGCTTTCTACAATGTATTGTTTCAAACTTTTCATATTTGTTCCCTAATAATATTTATCACTGGCCTTTGTTTTTATTGGTCAAGATTTTAAGCAATTCTGTACGATCTAATGCTTTACCCTCGCCCAGAGGTATGGATTCTAGTTGTTCTTCATTCTTGGCTTGCTTTTGATCTATTGTTGCTTTCTTTAACTGTAATTCAATCATTTTAAGTTTTTTCTGTACTTTAGCAGTTTTAGCAGTAATAGCATGTCCTAGCATTGTGCCTGCAACACCAAATATTTCACTACTATAACGACTATCAACTTGCATACCCAAATCCATTAAATCTTTATAACTGTTCTGTGCTAGATTAGCAAGATCGTCCATTTCAATATCAGCACTTTCAAGCCCCCGCACTTGAGGTAGTGCATTTTCTATTTTGTCTAGATTTTTAAGTGCTGTTTCTGTAATTTCTTGTGTATCTGGCGGCAATTCTGCATCTTGAGATTCAGTCTGATCACTAGCCAACTGAAATAATTCTTCTAACTTTTTGGTCATAATTTATTTATTAACGACTTTTTCCATTATAGAAAATGTCATCTTCGGTAATCACACGAAAAGTCAGACCCTGTCGTTTACAATATACACTAGCTGCTTGCCACTTAGCATAATTCAATGCTACTATAGCTCGATCTTTAGCACTAGCAACCCTGCTTTCAATAAGGCTTTGTTTTTTTGGCTTTATCTCTACAACCTCAGCCCGTTTTCTACCGTTCCTATCTTTGTACAATACAAAAAAATCAGGTACATAAACAGTTTGTTTACCAGTAAATGGATGTTTATATGGTATTTTAATTGCTTCGCTAGCCCACGATATAATATTATCATTGTTATCACAGAACTTCATAAATGTTAATTCCCAACCACTTCTAAATCTAGGTTTATGATTGCCTACATATTTTTGTGGATTCTCCGGGGTATAAACTCCCGATGCAAAAGTTTTCATCTTACTACATTTCTTGCGACTGGAAAAACCGGAGTTGGTTCTGTGCTAATACCATACAGACTTGTTTTTGGCCTAAATGAATTTAAATAAAAAATTAAAAATTGATTGATTGTAACACTATCTGTGTTCATCGATTGCATTTCTGCTAATAACTCTTGTGCTGGAATTCCCGACTCTGTGGCTACTCTAAAAAGAAAAGCAGTAAATTGATTTGCTTGATTTTGTGTTTGACAAACTCCATTAAAATATGCTTGTACTAGTTCGTATTCATTAACATTTACCAAAGTTTCTATATTGTAAAAACTATCAAATATTTTGACTGTAGGATCATTTGCAGAATCACTAAGGATTGTTGGCATAAATTAACCTCCTCCAGGTGGTAAGTTTGTGGTAGTACCACTATTACTTTGTTTGCCTGCTGCTTTTTCAGCAGCATTTTTAACTGTGTCAATTACACTTTGACCTGTTTGTCCTGCAGCGCCTGCAACAGTTGTTAATCCGCCTAACACTTGACTACCTAACTTTTTGATTCCACTTAGTATTGGATTACCCTTAGGTCCTTTCTGTATATTTGTTCCTTCCATTGGGCCACCATTGCCACTTAATGTTGTACCTGGTACAGTACCGCTAGTTGGCGCTCCTGCATTCATAGCATCACCCTGTGCGCTACCAGCAGCATCAAATTTAAATGTTAAGTTACGTGTATCGTTTGGTTTTTGTCTTAAATTATTGACAAAAGAGTTTTTTAATTCTTGTTTCAATGATTGTTTAATATCAGTATTTTTAAATGTCTTATAAGCAGTGCCTAAAGTTTTTATGGATTGTAATGGATTATTACTAAAGTCGCCTAAGGCTCCGCCAACACTATCAATCAATCCATTTTTGCCTAACACGTTACTATTACTACCTGGATTGGCTATAGGACTTAACTTTCTATCATATGTTGCTTCGTCACCAAAGCCTGGAACAAGATTACCTGGTTTATTTCCGTCCATTTTACCTTCGTTATAAACAACGGTTTCATAATCTAATGTCATAGTATTTTTCATAATACCAGTACCTTCATCATAGTTATAGGTATCATGTGAAAAGCTAGTAATGATCGGATTTATAAGTGTATATGAAATAAAATTTTTCATATAGAAACCAAATATAGTTATATCTGTAAAAAAGGCTTCTTTTTGATCATCGACAGCATTACTACTATCATAACCCCAATACATTTGACCGCCTAAATTTGGTTCGTAAATATTTCTTTTAGCATAGTTAGCAACTAATGGCGGAGGTGCAGTTGAACTACCAGCGCCACTTAATCCTCTGACTGTCCCTGCAGCATCTATAGCCTTTGATAAATCTTTACCAGGACCGCCTCTTGCATTAGCAAATATGGAAACTTTAGGAATAGCGCCATCATTATAATAATATGTATAATAAGCAGCCCACATTTTATTCATAGTGTTGCTATTATCGTCTAAGAATGTAAAAGTTACAGGGTCGTATTTTATTTTTGTTTGTACGATACGTTTACGATTGTATTGATTTAACTGTGTAGTGTTAAATGTATACGATGGTAACTTAACATCTCTAACTAATATACCAAAGTTTTGAGAGTTACCAGATACACTTTTATCTAAGTCGTATACGTTTGCATTTATATTAAAATAACAATGGAAAAGATATTTAAATTTAGGACTATATTGATAGGTATTAGTTGTAAATGCCTTAGATGCGTGAGTATAGTCTCTTAAATAATCATTGCCGAAAAATGCTCCGGCAGCATCTCTAAGTTGATTTTGAACCCATCCATTACCCATAAAAAGTAAACCCCATTTTAACTATTTATCAATAGAAAAAATGGGGTTTCCTAGTTAGAAAGAATTAAAAAAAATTAGGTTCCTGAACCGATTCCAGTTGCGCTTGAGCCGCCTATTGCTCTGCCTACCGCTGCGCCGATACCAGAACCTAATGGTGACTGTATTGCGTTATCGTAACGAATTGTCAATGCAATCTGTGCTGGTTCGTTAGTCGCATAGTTTAAGTTATTATAGTTTGCTTGTTGTACAAAGCAACCATATAGTTCCCAAGTTTCTAGAATCTGAGGAGCACTTGCACCATTACCACCATCTAGTACTTCAATGTTAGTTTGGAACTTATAATCTTGACCAGTTGCTGCTGATGCCTGTTCAACAAAGTCTAATTGCTTCTGTACCTGTTGACCAATTGCTTTTGAAATTTGACCTGATGCATCATCACGCAAATTACAAGTAATTGGGTTCCACAAGTATCTACCTGCTAGATATATATTTGAGTTATACACTGGCATAGTGATTTCTTGGAACTGAATTTGTGGTCTTGTAACATCTATTACTTGTTTTGTAAGTGCTAATCCACCTGCTGCGTCAACACCAAAATTTAAGAAGTTAACGCGAAAGCGAAATTGTAGTTTTGGCATTAACAGGCCCTGATTGCCTCCGGCGTTATCAGATGCGACTGTCATGTTAAACAATGATTGTGAGGCTGTTGCCATTTTAATTCTCCGTATATACTTATTTATTCATATGAGTGCCCCTCTCGAGGCACTCTTTATTTTACATTATGCTCCTGACAACTCGCCAGTATTCAATATACGTACAGGGATGTAGATAAATTCTGCTGCTTTGACTGGTTCAATAGCAACGTCGATCCACAACTCACTACGATCTATTCTCGCTGGAGTGTTGTTTGATTCATCGCAGACTACCAAGTAATCATAGATGCCTCTCTTAGCAACAAGATCAACCATTAGTGATTCTACCACGCCTGCAATCTGTTGACGGGTCAACGCATCGTTTGGTTCAAATACGAATGGTCTTGCTGCGATTGTCAATTGACGACGAACATAAGCAACTAATCTTGCTACGTTTGTACGATCAAGTGCGCTTTGGCTGTTAAATGATGTCTTGTTACCATAATTCAAGAAACCGTTACCAGTAAAGAATACCAGTGGGTTAATGAAGTTAGTATACAATACATTACGTATTCCTAAACGTGTCTTAGTTGTAATAAACTCACCAGTATCTCTATCTAAATAACCAATGCCTGTAGCATTGTCAATTATACCACGACGAGTACCAGCAGCCGCCAACCAAGGAAAGGCCACAGTATCATTTCTAATGAATGTTCGTAACATCATGTGACTTGCTGGAACAGCAACTAGATTACCGCCTAAGTCTGGAGCAATGCCACTTGGATAGAACAAGCCAAGATATGTATCACGTGTTGCACAACCTGCCTCGCCTGTGCTTGTAGCACCAGCAGCATTAGTTGCCCATGCTTGAATATCTGTTGCACTTTCTGCTAGACCCATTGGAGTGTCACCTAATATATACGCTGTCTGCCCACGATCATTGTTTAATACGACCATGTTTGGTTGTAGTTCAGGATAGTTAGGTGCTGCCAACAAGTTATAGTAGTTATCTTCATCACGTAATGCTGTGTTTGTATCCATTGTTGAACGCATTGCTTTTACAACCATGTTACGCTGTGCCTTGCGTCCCATATACGCCTTACCCTTATCATCTAATCCACTCGCTGACACCCACGATGCAGAAATAGTTGGATATGTTGATTTGTCTGGGAAGTTAGTTGAAGTCAAGTAATTTGTGCGATACTGCTTAACATTATATCCTGAGCGGCGTGTGTTGAATAATAACATGCCAGTCGGATATAATGTTGAAACTGGAGCGTCTACGTCAAGATAGTTTGCATTGACACTAGCTGTGCTTTTCAACATCGATTTAATAGTTGGGATAGGATCATCTGCTGGGTTAGTTGTGCCGTTAAGTGCCCAACGCGCATCTGCAAACAATACTCCTGTTGCACTTGTTTGATCATT